AAGAGAATTTTTCTCTCATACATTCTACCGTTGCGGTTTACTTTCTCTGACTGCATGAAGATACCTTCGATGAAATAGTTTTTCTTTCCATCTTCGGTGGCTTCAGTGAGACATTGAATGTCATCTCTTTGTTCTGTTATTAGAAGCATAGTTCTTCTCTCTTAAGGTTATATCAGCGGGACTTCATCTTGTTGGCGATTGTTTTTCTTCGGTTCTTGAGATAAGAGTCCGAGGAATTTACCTTACCATCGTTGTTAACATCGTCGTCTTCTCCACCAACTGCATCTAACGCACTTTCTTTATAGTCTTTGGCCTTTGCTTTGCCCCGGCCAGTCATATATGAACCTTCTTTAACTTTCTTTTTTGGCTTTACTTCTTCGTCCTCATCCTCGTCATCTATTTCTTCTTCTTCTTCACCTTTTACTGGGAAAGACTCGCCGGTTTCATCGTCATCGAGTTCCTTCTCAAGTTCGTCTTCTTTGTCTTCTTTCTTCTTCTCGTCGAGAATAGCAGAGGCGATTTCTTCTCTTGCAATCTCGAGCCTATCGGCAAGTTTACTCATGAGAGTATCCTCGATAGCTTGCTTTACTTCTGATGGGTTTTCTTCGATTAACCCTTCGATAATTTTGTTAACATGTGACATTTAAAGTCTCCTTAGAGTTCTTGTATATTTATAAAAAACGTGTTTTTTATCCAGCTGGTGGATACAGAGTTCCACCCCAATTTTCTTGATAACCTTCAGGTAGTGAACCATCTCCATCCAATTCTCCGCAATCCTCAGAAGCTTCTCTTGCATTACATCCTTCAGCTGGAGAATGTCTAGGACCACCAAGGGGTGGTTGATCGCCCGGAATTGGTTGCCAACCGCAATCGCCTGCAATGCTTCCCGGATAACCATTTTTATTAAATGTTGTTGCAGATCCATCTGGAGATGAACTACCATCACAATTAATCGGTTCTACTTCTATTGGATAGAAAGAAAATACTAGTCTTGGTACTTTTGTGCATGTTGTGTAGTGTGTTCCCTGTGGACATGTCAATATACCATAACAGTTGTATTGGTAATATACCGATTGTCCTCTTGCACAACCTTCTGAAACTATTTCTGGAACTAGATCTGCGTTTGGTTCACAACTAAGACCTTCTCCGTAACCACAACCCAACAGACAAGGAGCAAGTATTGGAGCAGTGTCTTGTGGACAAGAATCAAAATCTTCGGGAGAGTCCGGATCTTCTACTTGTACATTTGATTCGTGAATGAGTCCACTTCCTATCTCTCCCGGTTTAAATATTCCTTTTTCAAAATCTAAAAGTGCTGTGGTTCCATCTTGACTTACAAATTTCATGTAACCATCAACTAAACCATCTTCGGGTTTCCAACATGCTATAACAGTTTTTACATCACAGATTTCAAATTCAACCGAGGGTTCTCGTCGTGGTTGTTGACACTTACAATAACAGTAATCACCGGGTTGAACATCACTACAGTCTAAACAATCACATGCTGGACAGTTACATTGAGGACTCGGATCAATGCATCCGTCTGGTGGTACATAAGAGGCGGGGACGCATTGACGAACTATGTAACCAGATTTAAATGATGATATTTCTATACAATGTGCAACGTCACCGCAAATACAACATTGACCTCTGCAATTATCTTCAGCTCTACCAAATATACTAAATCCAACTGGACATCCTTCTTTTTTACATGAACCGGGATTGTCTGGATCATCAATATGACCCGGCGGACAGCCTGGCGTAATAAAACCACCATCTCCTCCAAAATCACCACCAACAGGTCGCGTACCACCACCTGTTGGTATTGGTGGAAATACTTCTTTGTCATCCGGTTGTGGTTGACTTACGTTTGTTACAATTCCAAATACAACATCGCATTCATCTTGTCCGCATATCCTATCAATATCCCTATCACAATCGTTGGAACATGGTTCAGGCATGAAAAATTTTGAATTGTAATCATCGTAAAAATAATGTCTTTTTTTATCTCTGACAGTTAAGTCTAAAACAATCTCATCTCTTCTTTGAGTTATGCGTAAAACTTCTCGATCAACATCCGACATCAAATTATTTGCAGTCGGTTCTATAACCTTTATGTAACCCGTGATTTTTTGATTACTACCATTCATAGTTTATCCTATCCCCTGAGTTACGCCATTAAATGTTACTTGACATGGATCTGCATAAAACACTATATTGATTCTTCCTCTAGGTAATTCGAATATAGATTCATCCCCCCTAAAACGTCTACCTGAGTATAATCTTCTATTCATGTCGTTTGTATCCAAGTATCTAGCAAGAATAAGTGAATTCTTTTTAGGAATTTGAATAAAATAATCTGGTTCACTTACCATAGCAAAATAATTTTCAGTATTTAATCCATGTCTAATTTCTAGATATAATCGGTTTCCCCTATATTGAGAAAACGAATTTCTGAGTCCATTATTGGCTATGTTATGTCCGTGTTCATTTCTTGCATCACTTACAATAACCGGTGTTGATATAGACGCATCGGAACCACAACCATATGAAGATGATGTACTATTTGTTCCTTTAGCGTACCATACCTTTATTGGTTCATCTTGAGTTGGTTTCCAGTCTGCATCATCTGTTATGGAAAATGAGATTGCTGATACTGATTCTATTTTATCTGATGTTACTCCTGAATAACCAACAGCTTGACCATATCTACTTTGCAGAATATCATATTCACTACCACTCGCCCAATCATTAGAAGCATTTCTATTCAGGTATGGATCAGATCTTCCTGATACAGTTTCTCTAAACTGCTGTGCAAAGGCATCTAAAGCTTCTGGAGTGGTACATGCTTCTATTGGTAATGGTAATCCGGAAGTATCAATACTATAAATTCTTCTGTCCGATGGATCTGCTTTGAAACAATCGGCCGGGCCCATACCCACACTGATAGCTCCACCAAATACAGCTGGATTTGGTCTCTCTGATAAATATTGACCTTTTGTTTGTTCTTTTGGTGTTCTATGAACATCAACAAAACTACCACCAAATTTACCTATAATAAATTGAGTGGTGGACAAAACTCTAAGAGGCATATATTAACCTCCAAATTCTGGATCTGTTATTGCGGGAGATATAATAAATTTACCAGATATAAGTTTTTCAGCAGAAGCATCACCAGTAGTTCCACTACTAATTCCTCGGTCATCAAACAAGAAAAAGTCATATAAAGAAGTTCCAGAAGACAACTGTCTAGAAGTTTCTTTAGTAAATGATAATGAAATTTGTCCTGTTACTTTACTACTAGTGGCTCCCTCTAAGTCGTCGAGGTATATGTATTCACCGTCAAGAGAAATATGACCGGCAGTACCTCCGGTTGCACCTATGTCTCCGGTTACACCGTATGCGTTTGTAGTAGAAAACCTCAGTTTTAATGTATCATTATCTGTATCTAGTTCATATCTTTGGCCTCTAACATCCATCTGAGCCCAGTAACCCTGAGATAAATCTACAGGTACACCAGACTCATTATAATAGTTTATGTTGAGAACGAAGTTGGTTCCCTGTTCGTGTGAAATGTCGTAATTTGCTGAAGCCATTTACTACTCCTGATTATCTTGGTCTGCATTAATATCTATGTCGCCACTTTTCTCTTCTGCTCTAATTTGTGCGTCCATATCTTTAATTTCTTCTTCGGTCTGCCGAAGAACATTCTTGCGAACAAAATCTCTTGAATAGTAAGTACCAATAAACTCTTCCATTTGTTGTAGGATCTCAAGTCGTTCTTTCATCATTTCAGCATTTTTTAATTCTGTGAAGTAAGAATCACGGATATAATCGAAACGAATATCCTGTTCTAGAGCTCTCCACTCTTCTTCTCTCATAATACCCTTAAGAATAACTTGAGTCTTAAGAAGACTGATAAAAAGTTGAGAGAAAGCAGAACGTAGTTTGTCTACAAATTTGGAGAACTTAAGTTCATCTCTTGTAATCTCCGATGCTCTACCCATGTTGAAACCACTGTCTGGTTCGAGTCGAGTAACAGGAACATTGAGGGCTCTGTAGAGTTTCTTCTTGAAGTATTCTACATCTTCCATCTCGCCTAGATTCTGACCACCATCTAGTGTACTGATTTCGGTTCCTCTACCACCCTCACGACGAGGTAACCAGAAGTCTTCAAGCATCGTCATGTGTTTCTTATCGTCTTTGAGTTCACCTGTAGAAGCATCGTACACTAGTTTGTTTCGATACTTGTTCATGATCTCTCGAAGGTACTGTTCTGCCTTGGTCTTCGGCAGTGAACCAACGTCAATATAAAAGATTCTTCGTTCGGGAGCTCTTGAGATTCTATAGATGACTACAGCATCTTCGATCATCCGAAGTTGGTTGAGTGGTTTGATTGCCTTCTGAAGATAACCAGTTACTCGTTTGTTCTCAAAATCATACATTCCAGATGGGACATAACAGATTGCTTCTTTTGCAATTTTAATACCATCGATGCCTTGGTTGTTTACTACTGACATACCGCCGCCACCATAACGATCCATATATGCTTTATCATAATAGATGTAAAAGTCTTCGACTTTGGTTACAATGGGAACCTGAGTTGATGGGTCTTTTATCTTATCAATTTTCTTGATCTTCTTGATCTTCACCGCATCAACTGCACGAAGTTCCTTGATACCTTTTTTGGTAGCAGCAGGATCTACAATGATGTGATAATATAATCGGCCATCAATGTACCACCGTCTAAAAATTTCATAACCCTTGTTTGCAAAATTCAGCAACCGAAGAATCGTATTAAACTCTTCGGTCACTTTATCTTTGATTGTATCTGTCAGACTAGATTGGTCAAGTCTGAGTTTTACGGCAGGATAATCTAATTCATAAACGATGGCTTCGTTTAGAATGTCTTCCATTGCCATTTCAATTTCAGCATGAGCCGTCATTGAACGATACTTGATTATCATTTCTGCGTCATTACGAACTGCACCATCTAAATCTAGGTACTGTCCGAAATGTCCACCGCCACCAACAACAGTAGACCCATCATCGACCTCTGGTGGGACAAATGATGGGTTTACTAGTGTACCATCTGGTTGAATGATGGAACTATCTAAATCTTTATTGTTCTTCCCGAATGAGAAACCAAATAGGTTCGGCATATCACTTCCTTCATGTTAAAATATATCAAAGACCGGCGTTGTTGACATCAATATTAGGACCATCAGTAAACGGTAGATGTGTCCAGTACTGGTACTGCCAAGTAACGGAGAACTCTGATAAGACACCTTCTGAATCATTGGAAAGATCAATTGCACTGATGTCTGATGGCCAGCAGTCTTGGAGTACCCAAGGTTGGCCAATGATTTCTCCTGCCATATTAAGTTGACGAATTTCAACAATACCAAACAGAGTGCTTGGATCTTGTTGTCCTACGTTCGATGCAAACCCTTTCATAGAGTTTGCCCACTGTTCAAAGAATCCACGGATTTGTAGATCTTGATCGTTATAAACGGTCATGGTCCACGGTTCGAATGTTCTTTCACCAATGGTCTTAAATCTAGTCCCACGGAAGGGAACTTCAATTGGTGCAATAGTAGAGGCTGGGATCTGACCAGCTCTCACAAGAACAGAAAGGTTCTGTCCGTTGTCACCGAACGGAAGAGCAGGAACATTAATTCCTGAAGCCGTTCTGTTAACGGTGATTTGGAAGAGATTACTTCGTACACCGCCCTTAAGAACTTGTTTAATCTGATCGACTTTTAGTGAAGGCATTTGGGACTCCTAGTTTCTTTCTACTTTATTTATACGAGATTTTTAAAATCAAGCACCAATTTCTTCAAAGTCTACACCAGTTGGGGTAGCGATAAAGTTCAGAGTAATAAAGTTGATGGAACGAGCTGGTTTGATGTAAATGTCTGCAACAAATTCGTTTCTATCAATCACGACTGGTGTGTTGTTTGATTCGTCACAAACAACCTTGAAGTCAAAGATACCTCTTCTTGCTTGAACGTCTCTGAGGAATGGTTCGACCAAGTTGCGGAAGGACGCTCTTGTAAACTCATCGTTGAATTCGAAGAGTGAGAACTTCGCAGCAGTGGCGATTGATTTCTCAAGAAT